AAGAAAACAAAAAAATTGTGGTCTTAAATAATCTAATCAACGGAAAAACAAAGGAAGGGACATTAGGAAACGAATTCTTTTTAATAAACGAAAAAATAGTTGACTTATCAAACCCTTTAATTTCTGATGAAGGAAAAGAATTAGTTGAAATGTATCATTCGGAGTCGATGGATCCCGACGGACGAGGACATAGAAACTTAATTAAGATGATGATGGAAGACGGATTTTTCAAGTATCTCCCAAAAGGGGATGATAATTGGGTGATATTTTTGAAACCATTCTTAAAATTATCAAGAAAAGAAAAAACAAATTTTAGAAACAAAAAGTAAAAACAAATTTATGAGAGATCAAGATGTAACGAAGATAGAATTTTTGTTAATGTGTAATGACAACATTGTAGTACAACGATTTTTTAATGTGAAAGGTTTTAATAAAAACGCACATAAATCGGAAGAATTTTATGAATATATTCGTTCATTCGCAGAAGGACTTCAAAGAACTTTAAAGATGAGAAGTATTGTGTATATGATGGATAATCAGTACGAAATTAAGGAGAATCCTGAGATGTTGAACACATCAATAACGGATGGTCCTGAAAACTTTAATATATATATTAAGGTCGGAGACCTGACAATTTGTCAGAGAAGTTTTAATGCTAAACTATACCCACCAAAGGTAAGATACACCGTAGACCTACGTCCGCAACTAAAAGGTGTATTAAGTGAACTAACTGACATTTTTTCAGGTAAAAACTTTAATTTTTATTATCCCGAATTTATCCAAAACTAATAGTATTTATCTTTACTAACAGAAGGAAAAATTATGGCGACAAACAAAAATTTTGAGTATTTGGGGAATGTATTTCAGTTACAATTACTTAACCAAATTATCTTAGATAAAGAATTTTCACATTCAATTATTGATGTGATTGAGAATAATTATTTTGAGAACAAATATTTCAAAATAATTGTTCAGATGATTAGGGAGTATTATGTGAAATATGATCATACTCCATCATTTGAAACATTAGAACAGATTACCAAATCTGAATTACAACAAGAGATTGCATCCAAGATAGTATTGGATACAATCAAGAAAATTAAGGACGCACCTATTGATGGCGTATCTTTCGTACAGGAAAAGGCGTTAAAGTTCTGTAAACAACAAGAACTACAAAAGGTTATGACTAAGGCTCAAAAAATCATTGATGGTGGTGAATTTGAGAACTATGATGCACTTGAGGAAATGGTTAGAGGAGCACTACAAGTAGGGGCTAAAGATACAAGTTCTATGGATGTATTCTCTAACATTGCACAAGTTCTTGAAGAGGATTATAGACACCCAATCCCAATGGGAATTGCGGGTATTGATCGTCTAATGAAAGGTGGTTTGGCTAAAGGTGAAATTGGTGTAATTTTGGCACCAACAGGTGTGGGTAAATCTACGATATTAACTAAGATTGCGAATCACGCATTTAATTTAGGTAATAATGTATTACAGATATTTTTTGAGGATAATCCTAAGGTAATTCAAAGAAAACATTACACTCTTTGGACTAAAATTCACCCTGACGAATTGTCAGAAAAGAAAGAGGAAGTGATTCAAAAAGTAAAAGAAATTGAGGAATCTATGCCGAATAAATTAATTATGAATAAACTACCTTCGGATACCGTTACTATGTCTCAAATCAAGAATCAAATTAGAAAAATGGTTGCGGATGGAACTAAGATTGATATGGTATTACTTGATTACATTGATTGTGTAGTACCTGATAAAAATTTGGGTGATGAGTGGAAGAGTGAAGGGTCTGTAATGAGAGCATTTGAGGCTATGTGTCACGAAATGAATTTAGTTGGATGGACGGCAACTCAAGGTAACAGATCATCAATATCATCAGATGTGGTAACAACAGACCAAATGGGTGGATCTATTAAGAAAGCTCAAGTTGGACACGTCATTATTACGGTAGCAAAATCATTAACACAAAAAGAAATGAAATTAGCAACAATTGCTATTACAAAATCAAGAATCGGTGATGATGGTGTTGTATTTGAAAATTGTAAATTTGATAATGCGATGTTAGATATTGATACTGAAAGTTCAATGACTTTCTTAGGGTTAGAAGAAAAACAAGAGGAAAGACAACGAATGAGAGTTAAAGAATTGTTGGAAAAAAGACAACAACGACAAAAAGACGAAGGTAAAACTAATTAATTTTGATAAAAAATATGGAAAATAAAGAAAAAATATTAACTGAAAATCCTGACCGATTTGTGATATTTCCAATAGAACACAATGATATTTGGGAATATTACCAACAACACCAAGCGGCATTTTGGACAGCGGAGGAAGTTGATTTATCTAATGATATAAGAGATTGGGAAAATTTAACAGATAACGAAAAATACTTTGTTAAGAATGTTTTATCATTTTTTGCTGCATCTGATGGTATTGTTAACGAAAACTTAGCTGAAAACTTTATTAAAGAAGTTCAATATCCTGAAGCTAAATTCTTCTACGGATTTCAAATAATGGCAGAAAATATTCATTCATTAATGTATTCATTGTTGATTGATACTTATATCTCTGATGCTGAAGAAAAGGATGAATGTTTTCACGCGATTGATAGATTACCTGCGGTTCAGAAAAAAGCGACTTGGGCGTTAGATTGGATTCAAAATTCAACATTCCAAGAAAGATTGGTGGCATTTGCTGCAGTTGAGGGTATATTCTTCTCAGGATCTTTTTGTTCAATTTTTTGGTTAAAATCAAGAGGTATATTACAAGGACTATGTAATGCAAACACATTGATTTTTAAAGATGAGAACTTACATTGTGATTTTGCGATTCATTTGATAAATAATCACATTGAGAATAGACCATCCGAAAAAAGAATTAAAGAAATTTTGTTATCTGCGTTAGAGATTGAAAAAGAATTCATCACTGAATCATTACCGGTATCTTTAATTGGTATGAACTCAAATCTAATGAAACAATACCTTGAATTTGTTACTGATGGTTTATTAGTTAAATTTGGTTGTAAAAAACATTTTAATGTAGAACAACCATTTAAGTTTATGGAACAAATTGCGGTTGAAACAAAAGGTAATTTCTTTGAATCAAGAACAATGGAATATCAAAAAGCAAAATTGAATGAAACGATTACGTTTGAAGAAGATTTTTAAATATTAAAAAAAATATGATGTCACTTAAAATATTAAAAAGAGATGGGGATAATGTTGCATTTAACCCACAAAAAATTTACAATAGAGTTAAACGATCTGCAAAAAGTTTGAATGTTAATTCAGATGAGATTTTTATCAAAGTTATTACTTCAGTACCAACTGAGGGTGAAATAACTACAAAAGAACTAGATAAACTAATCTATGAGATTGCAGCGTCATACACTGGTAGTCACCACGATTATTCAAGATTAGCGTCTTCAGTTGCAATTTCTGCGTATCACAAAGAAACTAATCCAAGTTTTTCTGAAACAATGAATTTGTTATCCGGTGATGGTATCATCAATGAGAAATTAATTGAAACAATTAAAGAATATGGTGAAGATAAAATTGATGAGATAATTAATCACGAAAATGATTATAATTTTGATTATTTTGCGTGGAGATCATTACAAGAAATGTATCTGTTAAAAAGACCTAATGGGAATGTAGTTGAAAGACCACAACATATGTATATGAGAGTATCATTGTGGGTTACAGATACATTTGAAGAGGCGGTTGAATACTATAAATCATTGTCTAATCAACTTATTTCTAAGGCAACACCTATTATGATTAATGCGGGAACAAAAGTCCCTCAGTTAGCGTCTTGTGTATTACACTATAATAATTCAGATTCAAGAAATGGTTTGTTAAACACATTAACTGATATATCAACTTATTCTTCAGATGCTGCAGGTATTGGATTATCAATGTCTAACATTAGAAGTAAAGAAAGTAGAATATCAACTTCAGGTGGATATGCTGGTGGGTTATTAAAGTATCTTAAAATCGTAAATGAGTCGTTAAGATTTTTCAACCAACAAGGTCGTAGACCAGGATCTGCAGCAATTTATATTGAACCTTGGCATAAAGATATTTTTGATTTATTGGAAATTAAGAAGAATACAGGTGCTGAAGAACTGAGAGCTCGTGATTTGTTTACGGCACTTTGGATTCCTGATAACTTTATGAGAGCCGTTAAAGAAAACACTGATTGGTATTTGTTTTGTCCTAACGACATTAAAAATGCGGGTATTAAGGCATTACAAGAAACCTTTGGTAAAGAATATGAAGAAAACTACGAAAAAGCAGTTTCTTTAGGTCTTGGTAAAAAAGTTAAAGCTCAAGATATTTGGTCTAAAATTTATGAATCACAGATTGAGACAGGTGTTCCTTATTTATGTTCTAAAGATAGTGCGAACAGAAAAACAAATCATCAAAATATCGGTGTAATTAAACAATCTAATTTGTGTAATGAGATTTATCAATACACAGATGAGGAAACTACAGCAATTTGTACGTTATCGTCTATGGTTCTTAAAAACTTCATTAATAACAATAAATTTGATTTTGAATTATTGTTTAATGAGGTAAGAAAAGTAGTTAGGGCTTTAAATAAAGTTGTGAATATTAATAATTACTCAACACAAAAAGGTTTAAAAGGTGGTTTAGAACAAAGAGCAATTGCTATCGGAACACAAGGTTTGGCGGACGTATTCTACTTACTTGACCTAATCTTTACAGATGAGGAAGCGAAAATCTTGAACAAACAAATTTTTGAAACCATTTATTATGGTGCTATCTACGAAAGTAATCAATTATGTATGGACGGAAAATACGAACCATATGTTCACTTTAAAGGATCACCAATGTCTAAAGGGATTTTCCAATTTGATATGTGGGGATTGGATAGTGATCAACTTTCAGGTATGTGGGATTGGGATAAGTTGAAAAAAAGTGTAGATGTTTATGGAATATGTAATTCACTATTCACAGCTCAAATGCCTGTTGCGTCTTCCGCTAAAATTACAGGATCATTTGAAATGACTGAACCAGCTCACTCAGCGTTGTTTAACAGAAGAGTTGTTGGTGGTGAGATTATGATTGTGAACAAATATTTAATTTCTGACTTTGAGAAAATTGGTATATGGTCTGAAGATTTAAAAAATGAAATTATAATGAATGAGGGGTCAATCCAAAACATTAATTTCAATAATTACTTAGATCCTGAAGACAAACATTATAATAAGAAAGTTAAGAGAATTGAACATTTGATACCTAAATACAAAACAATTTGGGAGATATCACAAAAGGAACTTATTAATATGGCAGCAGACAGAGCACCATTCATTGACCAATCACAATCAATGAATATCTATATGTCTAACCCAACATTGTCTAAGATTACCTCATCACACTTTCACTCTTGGGAAAAAGGATTGAAAACACTTTGTTATTATGTAAGAACAAAGGCTATTTCAACAGGAGCAAAACATTTGGCGTTGGATATCACAAAAAGAGAACCAATTAAAAAAGTTGAAACTCCCAAAGTAGATTTTTCTAATATAAATCTACCCCCAAAACCGGATAGTTCAGAATTTGAATGTTTTGGATGTTCAGCATAATTAAAAGATAAATCACAACTTAAGTTGTGATTTTTTATTTTATATGTATTTATTCAAAAATTATCAAGAGTATATTTATTAGATATGGCAAATGGAATAACATACGGA